TAATACGTCTAATTAATGACGTAAGAAGGGATATTCCTGATATTCCTGAAATTAAGTATTATGATGAGCCATTAGAAAAGTTATCTGAGCAGGTTGCATATCTAGCAGCAGAATTAAATAGTCTTCCTGAACCTCCAGAACCAAAAGAATATGATAATGAAGTAGAAGCAATATGCGAACAAATTGATTTAGTAAGGGAAGAGATTAAAGATCTTCCTGAAGTAAAGTATTATGATGACCAAGTAACTGCTATTGAAGATAGAATTGATAATCTTCAGACAGAGTTAACTAATCTACCTGAAGTTAAGTATTATGATAGGGAGATAGAAGCAATATGTGAAGCAGTTGATCAGGTTAAAGCGGCAATACCTACATTTCCTAAATGGGTTAATGAAGTAAATGAAGTTCCTGATTTTACTTGGATTGGTAAGACCTTTAGTGTAATTGATGATGACTTTATTAAAGTTAATGACCATATAGCAGGTCTTAAAACTAAGTTTGATTTTGATATCAATACTCTTACAGAAAGTCTTGATGTTAAAGATTTTGAACGAAGAGGAGAAGTTAAGAAAGTAACAGAAGATCTTAAAGAAACCAAAGAAAAGATATGGGATGAATTAAGAGAGTCTGCTGTAAAGGTATGGGAATATCAAAGATCATTTAAAGATGATGATAGAAAATTAAAGAAGAGTGTATTAAGTAAACTAAACGAAACAAAGCAGAAACTTGAAACACAAATAGATGAGTTTAATGTAAAAAATTCAGAATCTAATGAAACTCTCACTAAGTATTTTAAAGGGTTAAAAGAAGAAATTAGTAATCTTCCCCAACCAAAGAATTATGATGATCCTATAACTGACTTAAAGAAGACTTTATTTCACTTAGAGAAAAAGAGAGAAGAGCAAGGTCTTAATATTACCGAACTCTATAGGATTGTTGAGGAGTTAAAAACAACTCAAAAAGAATTAAATGAATCAAAGTATGCAAGTGGCACTAATCCTGGAAGACCTATAGGACCAGATCCTAAAATAAAACAGGGCAAAGATCCTCTTACAGCAACTGATCAAAAGTTTGCAACTTTAAAAGATTTAGCATCTAATTATAGATTATTTGTTAATAGAGTTGAGCAACAGTTATATACCATCGGTGGTGGTGGTGCAGGATTCCTTAAAGATCTTGCTGATGTTGATATCTCTGGATTAGTAAATAATGATACTTTAGTATGGAATGCTACCACATCAATGTGGGATGTGGGTAGTGTTGGTGGTGCTGGTACTTGGGCATCCAATTCTGTTGGAGTTAGCACTAGTAAGTATGTTGGTATTAATACTGGTTCAGCAGTAGCAGAGTTTCCCTTATATGTTGGACCTACAGGTTCTGGTACAACCACTATTGTTGCCAAATTTGATGGAGATATCTCAGTTGCTGGAACTATATTCAAGGAGAATATAAAGAATGTAGATTCTCTTGGTTTTGGTACTTTTAGAAGTGGACTACGGGTACAAACAGGAACTGCTACAACTGCCTTAGTAGTAGAAGGAGATGCTAGAGTAACTGGTATTTTAACAGTTGGTACTTCTTCTATTGAAATAGATGGTATTAATAACAAAATTACTATTGGTGATGAAGATGTAACTATTACTAACTCAGCAGTTACTATTGGTGATAATGTAACTATTGATGCTGGGGCAACTGGTATTAACTCCGCACCAAACGTACTTTATGTGGCAAAGGATGGTAATGATTCTAAGAATGGAACATCAATTGATAATGCAAAATTAACAATTGCTGGAGCAGTTGGTGTTGCTCAATCAGGAACTACTATTAAAGTTCTTTCGGGTAAGTATGCTGAATCTAATCCTATTGAAGTTCCTGCTTTTGTATCAATTGTTGGTGATGACCAAAGAACAGTTGAAGTAAGTGGTCTTACAACTACTAGTGATATTTTCCATGTTAGAAAGGGAACTAAGTTAGCAAGTATGACTTTTAAAGGTCATGAAGCTCCTGCTGCTGCTGTTTCTTTCCCAACAGGAGATGAAATAGCAGAAAACGTAGGTGGTGGCAAATGGAAAGGTCCATATATTCAAAATTGTACAAGTGATACTACTACAGGAACTGGAGTTTATATTGATGGTGACCAAGCTCAATTATTGAAAGCAATGAATGTTGATGCTTTCACTCAGTATAATCAAGGTGGTGTTGGGGTTGCTGTTACTAACGGTGGATTTGCTCAGTTAGTTTCTCTCTTCACTATTTGCTGTAATGAAGCAGTTACTTGTGATAAGGGTGGTCAAGCAGATATAGCAAATAGTAATTGTAGTTTTGGTACTTATGGATTAGTTGCGCGTGGAACAAGTGATTTACAATATACTGGTATAGTCACATCATCTGCTTCAATATCTCAAGCAGATATACAAGTGAATGTATCTACTCCCGAAAAGGATATTTCTGGATTTGCTTATAACTATACAACTGGTATTGCTACTGTAACTACTAGTGCTGCTCATGGTTTCTTAGTTGGGATGGGTGTTACTGTTTCGGGTGTAGGAATGACTTGTACTTATGGTACTAAAACATATCCATATAGGATGCCATATGTTTTTGAAGTTGAATCAATTCCATCCACAACAACCTTCTCTATTAATGTTGGTGTATCTACTGTTGCTCATTCATATGTTTCTGGGGGTAAAGTATCAATAGATGTAGATAGACCTTATGATGGACAATTAGCATATTTTGACACACTTTACAATACTGTTGAGACCATTACTGTGACAGATGGAGGAAGTGGATATACTTTGACTCCGGGAGTTACTGTTGCTAACCCTACAGGACCTTCTGGAGAAACTTGTACAGCATATGCAACCTTGAGTGGTAATGCTGTTTCTACAATTACTATTATCAGTAGTGGTAGTCAATATACTTCAGCACCTAATGTTACTATTAGTGGTGGGGGTGGATCCGGTGCTACTGCTACAGCGGCGGTTCAACCAATCTATTATACAATAAATAGTTCAACCCCAGTTACGGCTGGAATTTCTACATTAACACTTGCTTCTAATTTACTTAATACTGTAGGAGTTGGTTCTACAGCATACTTCTCTCAGGGAAGTAGAATTGTTGCTAGTTCTCATACATTTGAATATGTGGGTTCTGGTAATCAAATTGTCACTGCTACTCCAAAACGTGGTGGTGTAACCAATCAAGCAAATGAAGTTGTTAGTGAAGATGGTGGAAAGGTTCTTTATACTAGTACCGACCAAGCAGGTAATTTTAGAATAGGTGATGATTTGCAGATCAATCAAGAAACTGGTACAATTAGTGGAAGATCCTTCAGTAAAAGTTTATTCTCAGAAATGACACCGTTTATCCTAGCACTCAGTTAATATGGCACTCGCACTTAATAGATTTAAAACATATACAAAGGTCCTTACTACTAGTGATCAAACAGTTTATACTGCACCGACTGGTTATACTGGGATTATTTTATATGCTCACGTAACCAATTATGGTTCGTCTTCTACAACTCTTACTATGTCTCATATAAGGAGTTCCACTACTACAGAGATAATTAAGGGAGCCAGTGTTCCTATTGCTGATGCTTATATTCCTTTAGATGGTAAATTAGTCTTAGAGACTAGTGATTCTATTCAAGCTAGTGCTGGTGCAGATACTACGTTGAAAGTACTTCTTTCTGTATTGGAGACTGCAAATGCCTAGATTGCTTAGCCAAGTTAATAGCACTGGTGCAGTGGGGATTGCTAGTGATGGTACTAGTCTTGGTAATATGACCACATTAAATTTAGAGAGTAATAGAGTTAAGTTTGATGCTAATGCAGGAATAGCGACGGTTTATTCAGATCCTTTAACTATTATAGGACTATGAAACAGTTTTCAAGATTTATGGGAGATGTAAAGGGGAGAGTATAAATAACGCAGTATATAATGAGAAATTATGAAATTCAGCATAAGTAAAGAAGGACTCGTAAATAAGAAGGAGTTGTTTAGTGATGATTTATCCCCTCAACAATACGCAAGAGTTGCTGTACATACTGTATTGGAAGAGTTGGGTATGAAGGTAGAAGAAGAGTGGGAAATGGATGATGACTCCATAGAATTGACGGTAACACCTTAAATTACCTAAATATTAGTGTGAAGTTGTCTAAAATACATGAAAGTAGATCTACCACTTAGGATCGAAATCCCTACAACTCCTGGAGAGTTTAAGTCGGGTTTGATGTTTAGAGAAAATCTAGATACAAATTCTGGGATGCTTTTTGTTTTTGATAGGGTTGCTCAACAATCCTTTCACATGAGTCATACTACCATTCCTTTAGATATTGCTTTTATTGATGAGGAAGGTTGTATTGAGAGTATAAAAGAATTAATGCCTTTACGAAAAGAACCTGTGTATTCTAATGCATCGGTTCTTTTTGCATTAGAAGTAAACCGTGGGTGGTTTAATGAAAATGATGTAAAGGTAGGTGATAAAGTAATCCACCAGGATTGCGAATGTGAAGAATGTGGGCAGGATCCATGCATAGAGTGTGGAGAGAGTCACCATAAAGTAAATGAGAATATAGACACTTCCAACTGGAAAGATGATTTCAAACCTACTGAATATGAATTCACTGATATCATTACACCAGAACCATTACAGTCCCCCAAAAATCAAATACAATGGGTTGACTTGGGAGAGACAACAAATCTCCCACGAAAAACAGGAAATATATTAACCACTTATCTTGGGTGGAGAGGAAAGAGCTACAGCATACAAATGTTCTTCCCTTCAACTAAGGTACCCTCACGCAGAGAGGTACAGGATCAGCTGCAGAAAGTCTATCCTGGTGCCAAACTCTGGTCTTACCAAGTATCCGACTATGACCAAGGAGAACCACTCGTCCAAGCAGGAGGACGATAAACAAATCGAAGCACTGAAGAAGAAAGCAGAGAATTTACAAAAAATCTTAGATATGACAAGAAAAACAATAGATCATGATAGAAAATTTATGTTAAATAACTCAACCAAACATATACACGGCGAAATGATGTAGAGGTTATTATGCCAACTGATGAAATTTATCTAGGTAATCCGAACCTAAAAAAAGCGAACGTTGTTCAAGATTTTACTCAGGAGCAGATTCTTGAGTTTATGAGGTGCAAAGCCAATCCTGTTTATTTTGCTAAAAAGCATGTAAAGATTGTTACTCTTGATCATGGTTTAATGCCATTTGAACCATATGATTTTCAGGAAGGTTTAATTAAGAATTTTCATAGAGAGAGATTTAACATTTGTAAGATGCCTAGACAGACGGGTAAATCTACAACTGTTATATCTTATCTTTTGCATTATTTGCTTTTTAATGATAGTGTTAATATTGGTATACTTGCAAACAAGGCAGCAACTGCTAGGGAACTGTTAGGTCGTTTACAGACGGCATATGAGAATGTTCCTAAGTGGATGCAGCAAGGTGTGCTATCATGGAATAGAGGTTCACTGGAGTTAGAAAATGGATCCAAAATCTTGGCTGCTTCAACATCTGCCTCAGCTGTCCGAGGAATGTCATTCAATATATTGTTTTTGGATGAATTTGCATTCGTTCCAAATCATATTGCTGATGCGTTTTTTAGTTCCGTTTATCCTACTATTACTTCTGGTAAGAGTACTAAAGTTATTATTGTCTCGACGCCGCATGGAATGAACCACTTCTACCGCATGTGGCACGATGCGGAAAGAGGGAAGAATGAATATGTACATACTGATGTTCATTGGAGTCAAGTACCAGGAAGAGATGATAAGTGGCGAGAACAAACTATTGCCAATACATCAGAACAACAGTTTAAAGTTGAGTTTGAATGTGAATTCTTAGGATCTGTTGATACGTTAATTGCTCCAAGTAAATTAAGAACTCTTGTTTATGAAAATCCTAAGGTGCGTAATGCTGGGTTAGATGTTTATGAAGATCCTCAAGAGGGTCATGATTATATAATGACAGTGGATGTTGCTCGTGGAGTGGTTAAAGATTATTCTGCATTTGTGATGATTGATATAACTACCTTCCCCCATAAGGTAGTTGCTAAGTATAGGAATAATGAAATTAAACCTATGCTATTTCCTAATATAATATATGAGGTAGCAACCAAATATAATAAAGCATTTATTCTTTGTGAAGTAAATGATGTTGGAGATCAGGTAGCATCTATTCTGAATTATGATTTAGAGTATGTTAATCTTCTTATGGCATCTATGAGGGGAAGAGCAGGGCAAGTTGTTGGTCAAGGATTCTCTGGTAAGAAGACTCAATTGGGAGTCAAGATGTCTAAGACTGTTAAAAAGGTTGGGGCATTAAACCTTAAGACAATTATTGAAGCGGATAAATTAATCTTTAGTGATTATGAGATACTAAGCGAACTTACAACTTTTATTCAGAAAAGTAATTCCTTTGAGGCAGAGGAAGGTTGTAATGATGATCTTGCCATGTGTTTAGTCATTTATGCATGGTTAGTAGCGCAGGATTACTTTAAAGAATTAACAGATCAGGATGTAAGAAAGAGATTATATGAAGAGCAAAAGAACCAGATTGAACAAGATATGGCACCTTTTGGATTTATGGATGATGGAATGGATGAAACTAGTTTTGTTGATGCTGATGGTGATAGATGGTTTACTGATGAGTATGGAGATAAAGGTGGTGGAATGAATTATATGTGGGAGTACTTGTAAATGTACCTTTTAATAAATAATTTCAGATTAATCTGAGATTCGGAGAAAAAGAACATGGCGACTCCTCAATTATCTCCTGGTGTGTTGACCAGGGAGGTTGACTTAACAGTAGGAAGAGCTGATAACGTACTTGATAATATTGGTGCAATTGCTGGTCCATTTTCAATGGGTCCAGTTGATGACGCAATAGACATCACGACAGAACAGGATCTTATCAATACATTTGGTAAGCCTCTATCAACTGATGCCCAATACCAATATTGGATGAGTGCTGCATCCTATCTGTCTTATGGCGGAGTCCTAAAGGTTGTAAGAACTGCTGGTTCAACATTACAGAATTCTAATGCTGGTGTTGGAGTAGCATATACTACTATGACCGGCAGTGGTAGAATTGACAACTATGATGATTATTTGAATGATCATAGCACTGCAACAAACTTCAATTATGCTGCTAAGAACCCTGGTTCTTGGGCAAATAACTTAAAGGTTTGTTTTATTGATGACCAGGCAGACCAAACAATTGGTATTACAACCAACAACCTAAGGGGTGCTGGTTTTATAGTTGGATACGGTGTTACCGCACAATTACCAGCTGATACAATTCTTCCTGGACTTGGAACTACAGAAACTTTTAACGGATACCTGAAGGGTATCATTACTGGTGTTTCTACTGATGCGACTGATAGTGGTTCTACTATTAACGTTAAGGTTACTCAGAGGGTCTCTACTGCAGGTGTTTTAAGTGCCACAGATTATCAAGAAGGAACTTCCTTCGGGGCATTTGATACATCCGATTCAGTTTGGCCTGTAAATAACTCCGGTAGTCTCAGTACAGTCACAGCATATACTCCTGCTACTGTAGCAGATTGGTATGATGCTCAAACATTAGAACTCACTAATTCGGTTGTTTATTGGAAGGAAATCGCTCCTAAGCCAACTACCAACAAGTATGTTCTTGACAGAAAAGGTAAGAACGATGCGTTACACGTTGTAGTTGTTGATGATTTAGGAGATGTAACAGGTATTCAAGGTGCAATCCTTGAGAAGCATATCAGTCTTTCTAAGGCACTTGATGCTATTTCAGCAGTCAATTCTCCTCAGAAGATATGGTACGAGTCCTTTATGGCACTCTATTCCGAATACATTTATGCTGGTGGTAATCCATCCAATGCTATAGATGGTTATTGGGGAACTGACCCAGTTGCAACTGGATTCTCAACAGACTTTACTAAGGTAACTGCTGGTGATAGTCTCTGGGGCGTTAATGCACAGGGAGTTACTTATAGTGCTATTGGTAACAAGTCTTATCTCTTAACTGGTGGTATTGACTATTCTGCTGCTGGTGGAATGAAGTGTGAACTAGGAGACCTTATCACATCTTATGGTAAGTTTGGAAATAAGGATGAGATTGAAGTTGATTATATTATTATGGGTCCAGGATTTGATTCAGAGTACGATTCCCAAGCAAAAGCGGGATATTGCATCTCTCTAGCGAATTCTAGAAAAGATTGTGTTACTACAATCGGACCACATAGAGCAAGTTTGGTTGGTCTTTCTAATAGCACAGACCAAACAGATAACTTAGTTAAGTACTTTAGTTCACTTGCTTCTTCGTCTTATGCCATTTTTGATAGTGGTTATAAGTACACTTATGATAGGTTCAACAATAAGTTCCGTTGGATTCCAACTAATGCTGACATCGCAGGTTTAATGACCCGCACTAACATTGTTGCTTATCCTTGGTTCTCACCTGCTGGACAACAGCGTGGTATTATTAACAACGCTATTAAACTCGCATACAATCCTAATAAGGCACAGCGAGACAGACTTTATCCGCAAAGAGTTAATGCGGTTATTACACAACCTGGATTGGGTACACTTCTCTTTGGAGATAAGACTGCTCTAGGTTATGCTTCCGCTTTTGACCGTATCAACGTTCGCCGGTTGTTCCTAACTATCGAACAAGCATTACAGAAGGCTGCTGAAGCTCAACTCTTTGAGTTAAATGATGAGTTAACAAGAGCAAACTTTAGAAACATTGTTAACCCATATCTCCGTGATGTTCAAGCGAAGAGAGGACTCTATGGATTCCTCGTTGTTTGTGATAGTACAAACAATACTCCTGACGTTATTGATAATAACGAATTCCGAGCAGACATCTTCCTGAAGCCTGCGAAGTCTATTAACTACGTAACTCTCACCTTCGTCGCCACCAGAACTGGTGTAGACTTTGAAGAAGTGGTTGGTAGAGTTTAACTTTATAATCTAAATATCAACAGGAGGTAAAAAATCATGGCACAATCCAGAGAAAATAAAACTCTTTCTCAATTTAAATCAAAATTAGTAGGTGGCGGCGCAAGGCCCAATCTGTTTGAGGTAGAATTAACTACTCTCCCAGCAGGAATTACCTGGGATGCGGAAGTCTTTAGATATTTGTGTAAGGCAGCAGCATTACCTGCTTCCAATATAGCACAAATTGATGTTCCGTTCAGGGGTCGTATTTTTAAAGTTGCAGGAGATCGGACATTCGATGTCTGGCAGATAACTGTAATTAACGACGAAGACTTTAAGATCAGAACTGCTTTTGAAGATTGGATGAATCAAATTTCTAAGTTGGATAACAACATAGGAGCAACTAGTCCAGAAGCTTACATGACTAATGCTAAAGTCTACCAGTTAGGTAGAGGATCGTCTAAAGCTAGTCAGGATAACAACGGAGGTTCCAACGCAGTACTTAAAGAGTACGAATTCGTTGATATCTTCCCAACTGCAATTTCTGCAATTGATTTATCGTATGATACTTCAGATGCTATTGAAGAATTTACAGTTGATTTCCAAGTTCAAACCTTTAATGTAGTTGCGGGTAATTCCCCTAACGGATAAAGTGTGGTATAATAAGACTAACTAAATACTATAGCAAGTCTTAAGTACTCGGAAATAAATTATGACTAAGT